CACAGATGATCAGAAAGATTGATCGACATCAAAACGGCGCGATTAAACGAATCTTCTGGACGTGTGGATCGACTACTGACGTGTTTTCTTGGGATCAAGATCCTATGGTATTTGAAGGCTCAGACTATGATTTAGTCTGGTTTGATGAGCCGCCTCCTGAAAAGATTTACAAAGCTCTATGGCGCTCGTGTGTTGATCGCGGCGGTACAATGTATATGACAGGCACGCCTCTTATGTCGCCTTGGATGTATAAAGTCTATCAGCAGATCAAAGACAATAATGATCCAATTCGCTGGTACATAAAATTCAATTCCAAAGTAAATGCAAAGAATATAGGCGGAGGCGATGAGAAGCTGGGACTAAAGCGCCTTGAAGAGCTTGCATCTGAGTACACAGAAGAAGAAAAAGCAGCTCGTATTGACGGCGATTTCGTACAGCTTCAAGGCCTCATCTTCAAGAATTGGGATCGCGATAAGCATTACATCAATGCGTTTCCTATTCCGCATCATTGGCCTATTTATGAATCAATCGATCCGCATCCAAATAAGCCGTGGGCTGTAACCTGGACTGCTATTGCGCCAAATAATTCAAAGATTCTTGTGCAGAGCATGTACTGTGAAGGCGTTATTGATGAGATTGCAAATCAGATAATCTATGCGCGTGGCAGGATTGAAATTAAAGATAATCTCAAGCCTAAGATTGTTAGAACGCTAATAGATAACGCGTCATCTGTACCTCTATGGCAAAAATCTCAGACTGATCCAACGGCAAGACGAATATCCGTTAGAGAAGAGCTTGAGAATATGATTGGGCCAAGAGGCGCAGGTGGGCCTAGAGTTGAAGTATGTCCTAAGAATGTGCAGCATAAAATTGAGATTTTAAAGCAGTGGCTGCATATAAAAGACCGAAACGGTGTCCAAAGACCAGATTTCTTTGTATTCTGTAACGGTCAAAACGAGGATTTTGTCGAAGAAATCGAAAACTACGTTTGGGATCGGTATAAAAGTCGTCATGATGCAGGACTAAAAGACAGGCCAGTCAAAAAGAATGATGATTTACTTGATTCAGTGATGCAGGTGGGTCTTGTGCTTGGTTCGCAAGTGCGCGAACATAGTGAAGATTCAGTTAGCCTGATTGATGGCTTGTCTACTTATGGAGGAGATTCAACTAATGGCTCAAGACGATATTTCAAAGCGCGACAAGGCCCTATCAGCTGGCAAGATTGATGAAGAGTATATTGCAGGTCTTGCTATTGATGGCTGGGAAAAGGCCAATGAGCAGCGCTCGCATTATCTTGATTCACAAGAAAAGTTTGAAGCAGCTTGGCGTGATTTAACAAGCCAAGAAGCAGATGGGCCTTGGGAAAATTCCGCTAATTTCAAGTCAAAAATGATTTTGAAATACGGAAAAGCAACGCATGCTCGTTTATGGCAGCTGTTTTCTAATCCATCAGGTTTCTACAATGCTGAAGCTCGCACTGAAGTATTTAAAGACTATGAGCCGCAAGTTAAGCGTTTCATGGACTTTGTTATCGAGTCTTTTGCAAACGGAAAGCTTGGATGCAAAGCTGAATTTGATACTTGGCTTTGGGATGTTGTTTTCAAAGGCTCAGGATATCTGAAAGCTTATTGGAAGCGTGAAGTACACGAGTATGAAGAAGTAGTACCTACGTTTGAGGTAACTGAGAAGATTGTGTTTGATAAATTCTCTCAGACTGGAAATCCAATGAGCGAGTCTAAGCTTGTTGAAAAAGAACAAGTCAGAGTTGACATTGTTTCCACTCCTCAAGTGCGCCGTATCGTGTGGGAAGATGTTTGTATGCCTATGGGCTATGATGATCCGCAAGAAGCGCCGTGGGTTGAGCATCGCGTATTCATGGATAGCTCCGATATGAAGCAAAAGGCTAAAGACGGCATCTTCTATGCTGACGCTGTTGAAGAAGCTTTAGAATCCTATGAAGCAAGTCGCTATGATCAAACAGATGAAACTGGCGATATTAAGCGTGCTCGCTTAGAGCTTGATGGAAACAATATTGATTTGACTGCATTTGAAGGCAATCAGCATGTCGTATTTGAGTGGTACGGAAAAGCCTATGTAGATAAAGACCGTGATGAAGATGATGATGCAGATGAAGATTTAGACAAGATGCCTAAAGAGATTGTTGCTTGGGTGCATAAGGCAACTAAGCGCGTATTAGGCTGGACTTATTTGCACAGAATTTCTCCTGGAGGCATTAGGCCTATCTTTAAAGGCGATTTTGTTAAGTTTCCTGATAGGCAAAACGGCGTAGGTGTTGCAGAGCTTATTTACGAAGAGCAGCGTTATGATCAAGCTGTAACTAACATGCGAATTGATAACGGCACGCTGGCATCTATTCCTATGTTTGCATATCGCCAAAGCTCTGGCCTTAAGCCGCAAACGATGCGCGTTCGCCCAGGTCACGGCATTCCAGTTGATGATGTCAATGACATGAAAGTCTTCCAATTTCCGTTTTTGCAAGGATTTGGATATCAAGAATCAGCTCTCATGGAATCTAAGGCTGAAGGCCTACTTGCAATCTCTGAGATTCAGCTTGGCCGTGCTCCTGATAAAGTAGGCGCACTCCGCAATGCTACAGGCTCAAACCTGCTTGCGTCTGAGTCTGGCATTCAGCTTGAGATTCATTTTGACCGAGTTGCAAGATGCATTAACCGTTTGCTCCAATTCCTATTCAGACTGAGCCGTGAGCGCATGCCGCACACGCTCTATTATCGTGTGACAGGTGAGCGAGGCGAGCCTATTTTCGGAAAAGTCAATCGTGAAGATCTTAAAGGCGAGTATGACTTCAAGATTTCTGTTGATATCTTAGGTCAGTCACAGCTTGAAAAGCAGCAGCAATCAGTGCTTTTGATGCAAACGCTGATGAATCCTGCTTTCTCGCAAACAGGTGTTGTGACTCCAGATAACTTCTACAACTTGGCTAAAAACTTCCTGAAAGCACATCGCCTTGGCAGAATTGATGACTACATCACCAAGCCTCAAGGATACCAAGACAAGATCACTCCATCTGAGCGTCTATATAGACTCTCGTTTGGATTGTTTAACAATCCTCCTATCGAGTCTACTGTTAGACTTGATGAGAATCATGAAGCAGCAATGCAGGCTTATGACGCATTTGAGCAATCCGATTTATTTGGTCTTTTGACTCAAGAAGCAGTTGCGGCTTTGCAAAAACTGCGTGAAGCTCATGCATCTATGCTTGAAGCACAACAGGCTGGCGGAAATGCAAACTTAACAGGTGTTCAAGTACCTCGTGGCGGATTTGTAGGCATGGGTGCTCAAGGCGGCGGTGAGATGGCCGCATTAATGCCTAATGAAGTTGGGCAGGCAGTAGGTCCAGTTGTCTAATATATTGGAGTTTTATATGGCAGTATTTGAATATATTAAGTCATTATTTAAAAAGAAGACTTATACGCAGCAGCTTCTTAGTTACAACATTGCAGATTTATCAAGTCAGATGGATTCTCTGTCTATTGATATCTTCCGCTGTCGTACAGAAGATTCGATGCGAGTGCTCAAGAAGGTTGTGCAAACTGCACGTAATATCCAGCTTCTTGAGACAAATCGTGCTGAGCCGTCAAAAGTCATGCATCATATCGGCAGACTTGATGCGCTCAGCGATCTAGCAGCATTTATCGAGATGAGTCTTGATCCAGAGATTTATTCTCGAAAAGTGGAAAAACAAGCGCCTAGAACAAAGCTTTTAGTGCGTAATAACCCAAAATCTAACGCAGTAATATAAGGAGAAATTAACATGGTGAATCCAGTAACAGGCGGTCTAGCTGTCATGAAACGTGCAGCGGATCAGAAAAAAGGCAAAGCTGAAGAAGTAAAAAAAGGCGAAAAGCCAATGAAAGTAGCTAAAAAAGCTATGAAAACTAAAACAAAAATGAAGGCTAAGAAGTAAAGCAGGTTTGCTTTATTCATTAGATTCACTATTCTAGGGAGGGGTATTCAATGAATGAATCCCAAAATTACGGCGAAGAACAAGAAACGTTCGAGCAAGCTGAAGAAACGGCAACAGGCGGCAAGGCCAATGAGATCGAAGAACTCAAAGGCGATATTAGTTACATTAAAGAATTGTTGATGCAGAAAACTGCTCCAGCAACTCAGACAGTAGCTAAAGATGACATCGAAATCGATGCAAGTACGCTTGAAAGATTTAAAGCTGATCCTAGTGAGCTTATTAAGTACATTAAGAACACAGCTGAAAAATCAAAGCTTGAGATCAAGAAAGAAGCTGCAAAGCAGTCTTGGGACAGACAAGCAGAAGAAAAGTTTCCGCTGATCAAAACAAACAAAGATTTTCAGAAGAAAGTCGCAAGTCAAATTCGCGAATTTACGCAGACTGGCGAGTATTCTAAAGATGATCCGATGCTTGTTTACCGAGCAGCGCAGATTGTATCTGCTGAGTTTGCTACTCAAAATCGCAGCAATAGAGAATCTCAAAATTTTACGACATCAGCAGAAGGTCGTACTAGCGTTTCACGAGAATCATCGACTCAAAAGACTAAGATTTCCGACAATGATCCCAGAGTAAATTTTGCAAAACTTATGGGAGTTAGTGGCGAGAAATTGGAACGGTTCAAGAGTCAACTGGGGCCCTATGTGGCTCCGATTCGTAAACAGGCTAGGAGGCTTGCAAAATGAGCGACGTAAAAACAAAAAACAATCTGAAATTTGTAACACATAGACCGCGAGATAAGAGTGATCCTGGTTTTAAAATCGTAGGATGTAAACTTCGCTGGCTGGCATCTAATCAGACTGAAGATCGCCCTGGCCGAATCTTCCGCATTTTGCGAAAGAGCGATTTACCGCCTGAGATTTTGAAACAGATGGAATTCCATAATCGGGATATGTTTAACAAAGATGAAGTTATTCGTAATAGAGAGTTAGTGCTTGCTTGGGCTCCTGATGAAGCTGTTGCAGAGCATAAAAAAGAATTAGCTGAAGCTGCTAGACGTCAGATGGCTTTAGTTACTTCTCGTGCTGCACCTGGAAACAATCGCAATATGCGAGTCGAGGAAGCTGAAGTCAGTCAGGCAGGCGAAGAGTATTTTAAACAGTAACAATTTAGCTATGGGGAGGATTTTATGGCTAATGTGAACGCACCTTTCGGTGCACGCCTTATCGATTCGGAAGGCAAAGAAATTCGAGTCAAACGATACGTTAAAAAAACTGGTAGCGCTATTTACGCAGGTGACTTCGTAAAAATCGCATCCACTGGCGATGTAGAAGTTGCTTCTGCATCAGGTCAGCTTTTGGGTGTTGCTTTGGAATACAAAGCAGCAACTAGCACTGACAGCATTGCAGTTATTGATGATCCTGAAGCAATCTTCGAGATCCAAGCATCTGCTAACCTTGTTGCAGGTGACGTTTTCGCTAACGCGCAAATCGTTGCTACAACTGGCGACACTGTTAAATTGACATCCAAGCATGCTTTGGATTCAGCTAACATTGCTGACACTGCAACTCACCAACTCAAGATTCTTGGACTCTCTGCTATTGCGTCTAACGAGTACGGCTCGTATGCAAAAGTAAAAGTTAAGATCAACAACCATGCATTCCGTGCTGGCGTATTAGGCGCTTAATAGGAATAGGGGAGGATAAAATATGTCTATTGCACTTCGTAGTAATTATAGTGATTTAGTTCTTGAAGACGCGCTTCCAGCATTGGAGTTCATCGCTGAAGATGAATTTCAGTCGTTTGAGCCACGTTACGAGAAGATCTTTAACGTAAAAGATATGCGCACTGCTATCGCGCAATCTACTCAAGTTTCTAGCCTTCAGCCTGCAGGCAGCGTTGGCGAAGCTGAGCAGATTCCGCTCCAACGCGTTTACCAAGGTTACGATAAGACCTATACCGCTGTTAAATACGGTATCATGATGGCTTCTAGCCAAGAGCTTATCGATGACTTGGAATACGACGTTATGGCTGCGAATCCTCGCAAGCTCACACGCGCATTCATGAGCACTGTTGAGATCACCTCTGCTAACGTGTTTAACACTGGTTTCTCGGCTCTTGGTCCTGACGGCAAAGCTCTCTTTGCACAAGATCACCCTCTTCTTGCTCCTGGCGGCGGAACTGCTTCCAACACGCTCGCAACTCCTGCTGACTTGGCTGCTACGTCTGTTAAAAACATGATCACGCTGCTTCGTTCGCAAGTTGACACTGCTGGAAACAAAATCATGATCAACCCACGTCAACTCCTCGTAGCTCCTGCTAACGAGTTCTTGGCGTATGAGATCTTGAAGTCAGTTATGCTTCCTGATTCTGCTAACGCATCTGTTAACTCGATTAACAGCATCGGATCGCAGTACAAGATTGATCCTATCGTCTGGGATTACTTGACCGATGAAG